TGCATTTCTATTTCTTACAGAGATTGCACCGAAGGATTGGTGGGTGTCTCCATCACCCAAAACACCTGCGGTAACAACTGTTGCAAGCTGAGGCACGCTATTTCCGTCGTATAACTTGTCTGCAGCTTGGAATAAGGTGATATTCTGTCCACCTAATTCTTCCTCAATACCATATTTAGATGATGCGATACCACCGTCTAGGTTGATATCATTCTCAAATTCTGTGCCAGTATTTACGAGGTCAATAATACCGTCACCTACTCCGTCTAATTCATCATCATCCTCAAACGCTTTGTTTAGGATTGCTGATAACGGATCTGTAAAAGTAACAATGTCGTTACCTGCACTATCAATAATGACATGTGGTGATACACCTGTGCCACTAGATTGTGCACTACCTGCAACGAATTGAATTGATGCAGTCTTATCAGATGAATTACCACCATCAATAAATGCTAACTCGTCAACCTCAAAGGTTAGATACAGAGCATGTGCAACAGGATCCCAGTCGTAGACAATGGCAACCCTACTAGTAGCACTAGCAACAAAACGTTTTACTTGGTCGGTAACCTCAAACGAATACTGCGAAACTCCATTAGCATCGTCTTGTAGATTGTCAAGAATAACTTTCTGATCAAATCTAAAGTTGATACCCCTGTCGAGTCCAGTAAAGGAGGTTGCTGTTTTACCAGTGTATCTGACGATTTCCTTCCCAACCAAGAATTTACCTGAGCCAGGATACGCTGCCGTAGTCTCAACATTAATGGTGCTATCACTAGGTGCCACATCTGAAATGAGACCAGTAAGATTATAAACAACACTATTAAGACTTTGCCTGTTGCGTTGTTTACGAATGAGATTGGTATCTCTAGCAAATATGACTTTAGGACTATTAGTATACCCATTACCTTTGTTAGTAAGATCTATACTGGTAATAGCACCAAGGTCAATGCTTGCATTTGCTGCAGCACCTTTTCCTCCACCACCAATGATCTGCACAATAGGTGCAGTCTCAAAGAATTCACCCTGATTTGTTAGGGTAATAGATGTAACTTTACCAAATTGGTTAGGTGTAACAGTACCTGTCGCACCATCACCACCGCCACCACCAGAAATAACAACGTTAGCATCATTAAGGTCATAGTTTCTACCTTCTCGTGTAATCACTAGACCTGTTACACCACCAGTGACAGGGACTAATTCTGATCCAGATCCACCGCCACCCTCAATAACAGCACTAGTGCCGTCAAAATAATTATCACCCAGAGTTGTCATCTGGATATAGTCTATTCCACCAGTCTCATTTAAAAAAACTTTGCCTCTTGCACCAAGACTACCTTCATCTGTTGAATCAATCTTTAAACGTAGAGGGTCATATCCTTCGCCAGGATCTAAGATCTCAACAGCAAGTATTCTATTATCTTGGATTATAGGTCTTAATACTGCTTCCCTCAAAGGGGTGCCACAGTTTTGGACAGTTAACTTTGGTGGATCGTTTGCATCATAACCGTCCCCGCCATCGACAACAGCAATCGCCCTGACTCCAAACACACTGTTGAATTCAGGCTGAATAATTGCACCAGAGCCAGGAACTGTTCTTGCCATTAGACCACTACGAGATTACCTACCATGCCACCATGAATGGTGCACTGATAAACATAAGTTGTGCCTGCACTAAGAGTTTGAGGCACTGTCCAGAATTGGATACCTGATTGTGATCCACTTACACCGTCGGTAACAGGAGATCCACCATTGCTCTGCCTGAGAGCGAATGGGTGACCTCCACCAGTAGTATTGTTGAATCTATAGGTGAATCCACGATAGACATATATTGTTGGATTATTTGTGTTAGAAGGGGCACCACCACCGTCAAATCTATAACCGTTAGAAAGATCGCTAGTGATCCTAAAACTAATGGTTGGTGATTCTGTTGCAATGAATTGACTACCGTCATATACAAGGTTGTCATTTTCATTTGCTGATGGGAAGGATGCAGTGTTTGTAATTGTTAAAGTATTTGCACTAACCGCAGTGGTAATACCTGTGCCACCTGCAATAGTGATTCCAGAGTTAGCTGCGACTGCAGTATAACTTCCACTGTCACCTGATACAGATTGCAATACATTTTGCACAATGTTAGGTGAATCGTTAGTGATAGTAATAGCACCTGCATTGAGGTTAGTGCTAATACCACTACCACCTAAGAAGTTAAGACTGTCAGTAGTTACTGTTGCAGTTGTGCTACCATTGTCAGCACCAAACGTTTCAAATAGATTTTGATCAGGATCACCAAGTGCACCTGTCATGGTGATTGTAAGTGTATCTCCAACCAATGCAGTGGAGATGTTTGTGCCACCTACAATATTAAGTGTGTCGTTTGCAGCAGACGCTGTGGTTGTGCCAGTATCACCTGTAATAGTTTCAAATAGGTTTTGTGTTGTGCCACCGCCACCACCTGTTGCTGACTCATCATTAGCAGGCTCCCATTTTGAAGATGTGTCATTCCACTTTAATACTTGACCGTCAGAAGGTCCTCCATTAACAGTTGTGTCTACATCAGTTAATATAGAAATACCATCATTAGCATCAAGTAGAGAGATCCAGTTACCGCCATGTGCAAAGTAACCTTTACCTGTATCGTGCACATGTGCAAACATACCGTGATGTGCAGCAGCATCGGGAAGATCAGTCAATAAAGGATACGCAGCCTCCCACTTCAAATATCCATCTGCACCATCAATATAAACCTTTGCTGCACCTTGACTACCTGCCTTAAATTGTAGATCTCCAGTACCATTAGGCTCAATAACAATATTCTCGTTATTCTCAGAAATAATTTTATATGCTTTTACATTAAGATCAGCACTCAATGAGTCGAGATGTGCCTCAGTAAATGCCGTGCCAGTCCATCGCAACACTTGATCGTTTACAGGTGCTCCGATATTAACTTGTAAGTTGGTATCATTTCCTAGGTTGGTATACAACTCATCAATGACGCTATTCAATTTGATAGCACCATCTCTCAGGGTATCACCTGTGCCGTCATTCGCTGATGATCCAACGTTTAGATTTTGCTTAGCCATGGCAGGTAGTTTTCTACAGTGTTATTTAGGTCGCATCATATGTAACTGTCGTAGTGTCATACTTCACTGCGGTAGATGAGAAGTCAGTATCACCTTGTCCACCGCCTAGTCCTGTTACTGTTAGTGTTGCAACAGAAGACATCAATGGTGAGTTACTTGCATTGTTTGCGGGTGCAGGTCCTCGTAACTCAACCTTATATTTGTAGTTGGACATGTAACCCAATGCAGTGAATGACAAGGAATTACTTGTAGCTCCAGTAACTGCAGCGTATGCAAATCCATTATCAGTTGATCTATACCACTGATATGAGATAGGTCCAGGTATTGGTGACACCTGTGCTTGGACTGTAAATGTAACAGTTGTGTTGACTGCTGCAGTAGAGCTCTGAGGTTGAGCAGTAATCTGCAACGTAGGTGTAACAGGTGGTGCACCACCATCTCCTGTAGGAGGTGGAGGAGGTGCTGCTGCTCCGTTATTAGCAGGTGCATTTAAACTCTCTCTACTAAATGATCCAACCATATAAGGGAAGGTAGGATCACCTTCTGCATCTATAGAGATAAAGTATGCATAAGTCCCATTTGGAAACTCTGGTGTTACACAGAATCTTCCATTGTGCATATCCAAATCACCTACACCATCAACATATTCCCAGTCCTGTATCAGTGATCCTGCAGGAGGGTTTTGTGCTGTGGTGCCATAATCAGGTCTATTCTCCACTTCAATATTTCTTGTCCTATAACTAGATGTCATATGTCTAGTTGTTTGTGATGCTGTAAACGGCACGTCGTATGCATAAGGACCGTAAATAGGGAAACCATCAAAACAGTATCCTAGGATTTTTGAATGTCCGTCAGGATGACGCATGTTGTCACCGTTAAACTGACTGCTACCAAAGTAATCGTTATAGTTTGCCATGGCAGAATTTGCCTTATAACAATCTATAAAATGACTATCATGATAGTGATATTGTCCTGTGTTTTCTGGATGTCCTCCACAAGAGTCATCTCCAAAATCTACAGGTGAGTTTTCATAATGTGCATTCCAGTTAAATCCAACAGGGGGGTTTCCTCCTGCCCCTGCACTAGGATTGAAAAATACAACACCATTAGCAGCAATACCAATAGCACCAAGCGGTGTTTCTATTCTTCCATTTCTTTGATCGTAATATGTGTATGTGCCTGTTGGTATTGTTTGTGAGTCTGCAACAATAAGATCTAATCTTTGGTCTGTAGCGAGCCAGCATTCCCCTGCAATGGATGTAAATGTTGTCCCTCTAAATATAAATCGTTGTTTTCTACCATCACTGAAGATAAAGAATAGATGATCGCCAGGAGTAATAGTTTGGGAAGAAAATAACGCATTGTCGTTAAGTGAAATATTAATAGAGATAACAAACCCACTTTGAAAATAAGTGTTATCATCAAAAGTCCTCTGCACACCAAACTCACCACCACGGTAAGTAAACGAGTGACTAAATGCCTGCTCAGTTACTGAGTTGGGATTGTTTAGGTTAGGAAAAGTGCCGTAACCAACTGGATCGGGAAGTCCGTCACCAGTTACGGCGAGTATTTTCGTGCCTGAGTCGTAGGATGCTGTAGCGGTCATGCGTCGTCAAAGATATCAGCAGGGTTGAAGTTAGAGATCACTGTGGTGCCGATCTGGACAGACAGGATTGCAGAGAAACTGTAGACAGGTGTTGCACCTGCTGCTGTTATTGCAACTCTGTATTCATCACCATCATCTTGTTGAGTTGAGTTACCTGTGTTGAATGTTGCTTGGTTACCACCAATGATGTTTGACCAGACTTGTGTGCCGTAGTCTTTCTTCTGCCACTGGTAGTTTAGTGTAGTAGTATTTATCGCTTGATCGGATGCTCTTACAAACTCAGCAACCACAGTAAATGCTGCAGTCTGACCTTGGTTAACTGTAACGTTAACAGGAGAGATTACAATTCTGATTAAACCATCTTCTACAACGATTGGGTTACCTTGATTATCAATACCCTCGCCTGCGTAGATATCAAATCCACCGTTAACAGGTGATCCTGATGGTGTTACGAAATCATCCTCAACAGTTGTCTCAGCAGCGACCAGAGGTAATTGATATCCAACGCCAGGTGTCCTTACGTCGATCCTCTGGATACCCATCATAGGCACCAATCTTGCGTCGAAACCAGTAGAGGAGATAACCTCAACGTTAGGTTTAGAG